CCCAAGCCAATGTTGTGACATTTGCACCAATGATTAAGATATTTGCGACACAAAAACTTAAACTTAGAGAACAATTTCCAAATGATACATATGGAAAACCTGACTTTACTGAAGGTGTTAATAGTTATTTTACTCAGAAAAATGAATCAATAAATCAAGTATTAGGACAGTTGTTTGTTTCTTTACAAAAAACATTACCTAATGTTACCGAAACAGTTGAAAAACCAATTTTATCGGCGATTGATGGAAACCAATCAAAATTAGAATTTTACGAAGCATTCAAAGCATTTAATGATAAATGGATTGCTGGTACTGAATACACTGACAAAACATTGTATTCAGATGTTTTATTCTTAGACAGAGCGAACAGAGATATTGGTGATAAAATCCTTATAGATGTATTCAAATTAATTAGTTTCTTTTCGGGAACCACATCTATGGATACAAGGGTTATTGACTTTGTAAGTAAAGTTATTGCCGACAACCAATTCCAAATGATGCCATTACCGGCTTATATTAATTTTTGGGGTGTGGGTGAAGTTAAACAAGGTGTTGTACCAAACGCAGAACCATCTGAGTCATTGGCAAATTCATTATTTGGGACTTTCTTGGATGTTGATTATAGAAATTCACAACCAAAATTAGTTTGTTATTATGCCGGTAAACCAAGTGAACACTTGGATATGAGAGATAATGCTGATTATAGATGGAGAACGGATGCATTTGATTTAACAAGAAGTTCTGACAATCCTATGGTTTCAAATTTACAAGGTAAAAAAGATTGGGCAACCTCAAATAAAGTGGTTGCGTTTAACGTTGATTTTGGAACAAGAAACCAAGGAATTTTTTATAGTATTCAATTAGACCAAAACCCTGCGGCGGCAACAACTGAGGCTAATAGAGTTACTACAGATATGGCGATGGGTGCCTCAGGAAGAAAAGTTAGTACGCAAAGTGTAAGTTTATATAACCTATATAAAAACAGAAGTTATTCGTGTAGAGTAGAATCTATGGGTAATGTAATGATTCAACCAACAATGTATTTTAACTTGAGACACGTTCCAATGTTTAGAGGACCTTATATGATTCAAGACGTAGAACACGTAATTGATTCTGGAAGTTTCAAAACATATTTTACAGGTACCAGAATGCCGGTTTATTCTTTACCATTAATTAGTCAACAAATTATGTCTATTAATCAAAACTTGTTGGGTGAGTTGGTTCAGTCAATATTTAGATTAAAAGAAACTGCTAGTATTGCGGCACAACCCGCTGTTAATGTTATAACAATAGGTAATGGTGTTAGAACAAATGTTTCTTACAAAACAGAAGATTCTGTTTTTTGTTTTAATGATATACAAACTGCAGACCCAAATTACCGTAAATTTAATGGTATTGATAACACGGTTACAAATATATCATACGCCGATTTTGCAAAATTAATAAAAACAAATGTTTCAAATTCTATTACAAGATTAATGACATTCTTTACTGCCTATGCAAATGGACATGATAATAAAACCATTTATGCTTACAATTATGATTTGGGGGGAACCCCGTTGGGTGGTAGTCCATTCCCACAAATATCATACGGTGGTAGAAATACTTATTTAACAAATCAATTTGCATGTAAATCAGACCAAGCTGGTACTAAACCATATGCAGTATTTTCAAGTTTTGAAAATTCAATTAAGTTTATATCAAATTATTATTATAACTCTCAAAACCCCGGTAAAAGTTTAATTTACAATGGAGGTAGAACTTGGACTGGACTTTCAAGAGAAGAAATTATTAATTCAATGGTATTACTTTGGACAATATATTGGCCAACACAAAGATTCCAAACACAGGAAGAAATTGATAAATGGATTAAAGCAAATGAAAATACATTCGATGAAGCAAGAAAAACTGCTGACGAAGCCCTACACCAATGTGAAGTATTTGGATTATTTACCCTATAAGATATATTTATTAAGAAAAGTATTATGGATATTAAACAACATTTAGACAACTATCTTGGAAAAAACACAAGATACTCAGAAAAAAATACAGGTAATGGTTTTACCGAAGTTTGTGACTTAGATACAGGAAGTTGCTACACTGTAAGAGATAGAGACGGTCTTATCGAAAGAGTAGACAATACCTTGAAAACTAATCGAAGAGTTCAAGTTGAAACTCCACACGGTGTTAAACAATTATTAAACGGATAATTGAAATGGCTATAGATAGAAAAATTATAGAAGAAATTAAGAGACACAATAGAATTAACTCTTATATTATGGAACAAGATGCTGCGGGTCTTGGAGATGTCCCACCAGCACCTGACGCTGCTGCGGGAGATGTTCCACCAGCACCTGACGCTGCGGCACCCATTGCTGACCCAACATTAGGACCTACAGCACCTGCGGAACCAACAGTTATTGATACAACAACAGATACTGATGTTGAAAAAATCGACTCTACAGGAAAGTCTGAAGAATCAGGAGATGAAAGTTCTGACAGTGAAGAGTTAGATATTACTGATTTGGTAAATTCTCAAAAAAATATTGAAAACAAACAACAAGAATATTTTGACATGATGTTCAAACAAATTGAAGACATGCAAAGTAAATTAAATTCGATGGACCAAGTTTTTGAAAAATTAAATTCAATGGAAGAAAAGATTGAAAAATCTAGACCAAAAACAGCTCAAGAAAAGTTAGAATTAAGAAGTCTTGACAGTGGTCCATTCAATCAAAAATTATCTAGTTTCTTTGATGACAAACAAGAAGATATGGAAAAGTCGGGTAAAAACGAATATGTTTTAACATCTGATGAAGTGGAACAAATCGTACCATCTGAAATCAAAAGAACATTTGATAACTATGGTGAAGAACCAACCCAAACATCATTTAGAGTGGGTTGATTTTAAAATAAATTTTACTATACTTTAGGGGTCACGTTGTGACCCTTTTTATTTGGCGAATAATTTGACGAACACTAAAAATTAACCTATACTTAAACAACTAAAAAACAAAATTATGATGAGTTCACTTGACGCAGTACTTTCACAGTACGAAAAAAACACACAATCTTTCGGAGACGCAAACAAAATGTCTCAAGAGGAAAGAATGAAAAAGTATTTTGCTTGTATCCTTCCACAAGGTCAAGCTCAAGGACAACGTAGAGTCCGCATCCTCCCAACACCTGACGGTTCATCACCATTCAAAGAAGTTTGGTACCATGAATTACAAGTAGGTGGTAAATGGCAGAAGTTCTATGACCCAGGCAAGAACGATAACGAACGTTCACCTTTGAATGAAGTTCATGAAGAACTTATGTCAACAGGTAAAGAATCTGACAAAGAATTGGCTAAACAATACAAATCACGTAAATTTTACATCGTGAAGGTTATTGACCGTGATGCTGAAGAAGAAGGGGTAAAATTCTGGCGTTTCAAACACAATTACAAAAATGATGGTATCTTGGATAAAATCATTCCTATTTGGAGACAGAAAGGTGATGTAACTGACCCTGATAAAGGTAGAGACCTTATTGTACAGTTGGTTAAATCTAAAACACCTGGTGGAAAAGATTACACATCAATTCAGACAATCATGCACGATGACCCAACATCACTTCATGAGAACGCAGCAACTAAAGAAGAGTGGTTGAAAGACGCTTTGACTTGGGCTGACGTTTACTCTAAGAAACCTGTTGAGTATTTGGAAGCTCTTTCTCGTGGAGAAGAACCACGTTGGGATTCTGAAACAGGTAAATACCTTTATGGTGATGAAGGTGTCATGACTATGGGTGGTGCTAAAACAAACACACCAAGTCCATTCCACTCAGACCCTCAGATTAATGCTGAACCTGACGAGGACCTACCATTCTAATAAAAACAAACATCATGTATGGTATCTTGTATGGTACCATACATGATTAATTTACGAAAAACATGGCAATCAAAAAAAACGACTTTAGTTCAATCAAGAAAAAATTCTCTACTTCAGCGAAGTATAAACCCCAACGTTTTTTGGAATTGGGAAATCATTTCTTGGATGCGGTAGGACTACCAGGTCCAGCAATTGGGCATTTAAATATGTTCTTGGGTCACTCTGACACAGGAAAAACAACTGCGGCTGTAAAGTCAGCGGTTTCAGCACAGAAACAGGGTATTCTTCCTGTTTTTATTATTACAGAGCAAAAATGGAGTTTTGAACACGCAAGACTTATGGGTTTTGAGTGTGATGAAGTTATTGACGAAGAAACAGGTGAGGCGGATTGGGACGGATTCTTTATCTTCAATAACAACTTTAGTTACATTGAACAGATTACAGATTACATTAACGAACTATTGGATGCACAAGAAAAAGGTGAGTTGGATTATAGTTTATGTTTCATTTGGGATTCTGTTGGTTCAGTTCCTTGTAAGATGACTTACGAAGGTAAAGGTGGTAAACAACACAATGCTGCGGTTCTTGCTGACAAAATTGGTATGGGTATCAACCAACGTATTTCAGGTTCAAGAAAATCCGATTCAAAACACGAAAACACTTTGATTATCATCAACCAACCTTGGGTTGAATTGCCTGATAATCCA